AGCGGCAAAGGCCGCCTGAATGGACGCCACGTCATTCATGTTGCCAGAGAGGGCGGCACATCGAGCGCGGTGATCGGCGAGGGTCGTGTCGTCAGCGTTCGAGAAAAGCGTGATGCGGACCGAGCAGCTGAAGTTGCCAAGGCCTTCAGGCAGGTCGGATGGAGGGCTTGCAGAGTCGCAGAGGACCACGGCCTTAGGCAGGGTCTGCGTGACGTTACTGTCCCCGGTCAGGAACTGCACGGTGGTCAGCCCGGTCTGGGTCGAGAGATAAGTCGCGAGAGTGGCCTCGACGACGTGACGAATAGAACGTGTTCCCATGGGTTATTTGTTGTTAAATTTGTTGACCGGCTTGCGCATGCGATAGCGGACCATAGCGGGCATCTGCTTCACGCGGTTGCCGTAGACCAGGGGAAGTACTCCCGCTTCGTCGGAGATGCCGTTGATGTTTCCGATAGGGTTGGTCACAGAGACCTCCGCAATCTTATCGGTGAAGGCGGTCTTATTGTACCCGGCTACGCTAGAATGCAAGGTCACCCAGGTTGCCTTACGCAGATCGGCCCCCGGCTCGCCTTGTTGGCCGTTGTTATCCTTCGGACGAGGAAGGCTGTTCATGGCCTTCGCCCATCCAGACTTGACCATGCCCACCATCTTCTGCCGTTTGAGGATATAGTCTTGTAGCGCGTTCTTATCTTCGACCAGGAGCTTGGCCGAGACAGCCTTCTGTCCCCTCTTGATGCGGCCGCCGAAGCGACCTTTGACCTGGTCATGGATGGTACGCAGATTGGTCACGAACCCCTGCGTGCCGTACTCGTTCTTGATGGGGGTAGCCCGGTTCAGGTAGTTCTTTGCCTTGGCAAATGCCCGGCTTTTGTCGGCATCCTGCACGATCTTCGAGAGGATGCTTCGGCTGCTCAGTTGGCTCAGGGCTTTGCCCCCAGTCGTCAGGCGCGTGAAGGCGCCGATGTCGTTCGACTTAACTGCAAAGGCAATCTGGTTAATAATCAGGCCGACAGCAGACCTGTTGGTCGAGTCGTTTGCGGCCACGAAGATTTTGGAGATGTCCCCGGCTACGGCCTGAAGGCCTGCATTATTAGCTGCGGTGCTTAGGCCGTCTCCGCCGCCTAGGGGGAGGGGGGGTGTAAACTTGGCCGCGTCCTGACAGGCGAGCATGGCCTGCTCGAGCACGGCGTCGCGCATGGTAATCTGCATGCCCGCGGCGAACTGACGGCAGGCCTCGACGAACTGTTGCAGGGACTTCGGCTCGATGGAGACCTTGGCCGGCATTACTGGTTGTCGTCGATGACGAGCAGGGTCACCCAGGCTGAAGCGGGCTTATAAGTCTGGGTGGTAATGCGCACGGTCTTCCCGCCGACGACAATCTTTTTGCCTTGGCCTAGGCTGGCGATGGGCAAGCCTCCGCTGACGATGGCCGTGGATGCCCCAACAGACCCGTCTGGGAGGCTCCAGGAGGCCGTTGCGGCGGGTAGCCTGACAGAGTACTGGGTCCGCTCCATGTAGCCCCCAGATTCGAGCACGGTCTGCATGGCCGGCTCAGAGATGAGGCAGGAAAACGTAATCGCCCCAGAGTTAGCCGAGCCGGCCACAGGGAAGTCGGCCACCATCTCCTTCGCGTCAGGGAGGAATTCAGCAAAGAGGCTCATTCTAAACCTGCGACCATTGGCAAACAGGCACAAAAAAAGGGCCCCTTTCGGAGCCCCTGATTTGAACGTCGGCCGCTATTAGGCGGTGACGTAGCGGACTGCGCTGGTCGAGCGTCCCTTTGCGGCGCCCACCAAGATTTGCGCGATGCAGCGGATGTTGCCCGTTTCAGCCTGACCAACGAGGACCTGGATGGACAGGCCGGACTCGGCGGTGGCGACGCTGGAGGTGAAGCCGGCGATTTCAGCCATCGGCACACCAGTCGCGACCAGCAAGGAATCCGGGCCCATCGCCACGCCTGCGAGATTCTCGCCGTTGGCAGGGATCTGGTTCCACTGGTAGATGTCCATGCCGGCGACCTGGCCGACATTGCCGGTGGTGACGACGGTGTTGGCGCTCGGGTTAAGAGAGCTGACGAGCGAGGCGGAGTTGCGGAGGGCCTTCAGGTAGCCGTTGCCGACGAGGAAGGAGCGAGGCTGACCAGCCTTGGCGCCGTCGAGGAGGAACTGAGCGTTGACGACGTCGTCATAACCGAAGTCACCGAGGGCGACGGTTTCTTCCGTAGCGAAGTTGGCAGCGGTAAAGACGCCACCGATTTCGAGCCAGCACTTGTCGACGATGGCCTGAGCGGCGGTCTTCGCGTAAGCGTTGATGAGGTACTGCATGCCGAACTCCTGGATGTCCAGGGGGCTGAACTCGTCGACGTACTTGAAGTGCTTCAGGGTGACCGAGGAGTTGGTCATCGTGGCGCCGTCGACATCCGCCAGGGTGTTCGAGGCCTTATTAAATTCCGAGGCAGTGCCAGAACCCATGATCGGGACGAACACGGTTTTGCCCGCGCGGCCGACGGAGGCCGAGAGGTTGACGGAGACGTTATTGAGGATGGGCAGCTTGCCGGCGACAGTCTGGACGATGTAGTCAGAAAGGATTGCCGGGGCGGTAGGGAGGACGGTAGCCATAGTAGTGTATTATTGAGTGAGGATTAGAGGGAAATGAGTGCGGCCTTATGCGCGTTGAAGAACGCGATGCGGGCCTGACCGGCAGGGAGGGCGAGATAAGCGGCCTTGATGTCGGCGTTGCTCATCTTCGCAGGGCTGTCGCCCTTGGGAAGTTCGACCGGCTCAGTGCCAAAGGACGCCACGATCTTGGCGGCTTCCTTGGAGGCGGTAACCTTGGTGGCTTCGAGCTCGGTGGCCTTGGCCTTGAAGGTAGAAAGTTCGGCTTCGCAAACCTTGAGGGCTTCCGTGAGGGAAGCGATGGTTGCTTCCTTTACCGAGGCCTCGACGCGGAGGGCGTCAAGTTCGGAAGAAGCGCCGACGGTCATCTTCTCCACGGTGGAGCGGAGGTCGTCGCGTTCGGCAGTGAGGCCAGCCAGAGAGGCGGCGGCCGTGACGAGTTGCTCTTCGATGGTCATCTTAGACCTGCCGAGATTGGCAACCTTTGCTTCAGGAGCGACAGAGGTTTCGACGGGCATCTCTTCGACGGCGTCTTCCTCGACGATGTCAGGGATGTCCGCAGGGTCCATGACCTTCACGCCCAGGGCGGCCACGGCGTCTCGAGTGTCCTGACGATTGTCGATGAATAGGTCAACCGGGCGGCCGGCATCTAGTTCGGCCTTGATGACGCCAGCCTTAAAGGCAGGGGCCTCCGCGCCAGAGTCATTCATGATCAGGGCGTCGTACTCAAAGCCGATAGCGTCGAGCTCTGCCGTGGTCTTATCGCGGTCGGTCTCGGGGCGGTTAGTCAGCACGACGACCTCTTCGCCGTTCTCGTCGATGTAGTCGATGACGCGCTGGACGGGCTGGCCGTCCTTCAGGATAGTGTCGTCGATGTCGGTGAAGATGCGGGGCATGTTAGAAAGAGGCTAGGGCTTTGTTGAAGGAGTCGGCGAGGCCAGTGACCAAGCCCTGGGCGGCGGCCTGCTTGCCGGAGAAGACCTGACCACGAAGGGCCGAGTCGGCGACCAGCGTGCGCTTGGAGCGGATGGCGGCCTTGAAGTCTTCGTGAATGGAGTCCACGCCAGCCTGAAGGTCTGCGATTTGTTCGTCAGAGAGGCTCGTCCCTTCGATTCCAGCTCCCTTCAGGGGGGAGCCAGACGACTTGATGACGACCATGCGGACGCCCGAGTCTTCGTAAAGTTTGCTCATGTCGGGCACGGCCATGTAGACGCCAACGCTGCCGACGGTGGCAGAGGGGGAGGAGACGATGCGATCTGCCTGACTTCCTAGCCAGTAGGCAGCGGAGGCCATCTCGGTGTCGGTGTAGGCCATGGTCGGCTTGCCGAGGTCACGAATCTTATTTGCCAGTTCCTCGACGCCGGTGACCGTGCCGCCAGGGGATGAGATGTTAAAGGCAATCTTCTCGACGGCAGGATCAGCCGCGAACAGGTCGACGGCCATGGAGATGTCGTTCACGTCCACGGCGCCCATCATCTTCTCGATGGGGCTCAGGTTCTTG